CCCCACTGCAGCTAGCTTTCCATTGGACATAAAGTCCTTCGGCAGTAGTTCTGGTTCTACGGCGAGTAGATACCTCAGGCGTCCTTGCACGACCGATGAAAATTGAACGGTGGGTCCTCTAGCCATGGTAGCTAACCGCATGATTGTGTCTGACACATCAGTACCTGGAACGTGAACCAGGCCTATCACGATATCATAAGCTTCGTAACAGTCGGAAGTAAATCCGTACATACGCATCATAGTCATGGTACTGTTCTGAGGCCTATGCTTCTCCTCAAATACAAGACGAACCACAACATCACGCTTTGGCCTGTGGGGTCTCCCATTCTCCCACTGATGACCCAAAAACTCCACCCTGTCGTGAGGCCCAGCGACTTTGGACTTCTCGACACTGACTTCCATCCCAAGATCCGCTGCAGCTTCAGTGATCTGTGCTAGCGAGGGCATGGAGTTCGTTGCCACGATCGAATCGTCACCTAAGACGAGTACCTTATCCTCTTTAAGTGCTACACCCGTCAACTTTATCCAGATGTAGTTGAGAATCAAGAGGTTGGCAATACTTCCAATCAGGGACGTGAACGGAGAACCGGAAGGTATTCCCCGATGTTTTTGGTACATTGACCCGTCTGGTAGTATGATCCTGGCATGGATGAAATCGTTCGTTAGGCGATAATACAGGTCAGTTTCTTCATCCGTGAGATCCAAATGCGTCCGAAGTATCTCAAACGCATCCCCTAGGACACACGCCGGGATTGTAGCGTCGAAGCCTGAAAAGTCCAGACAATAAACACGCTTTACGCGCGCCTGGAACTCGGAGATGTACGATCCGACTTCAGCCTTCTGATATCCATAAGAGAAACAGTGTCGTCGGATGAGGCCCTTGTACGCTGCCTTCGCAAACTGCGAAGCCAGTATAGTCGTAGCAAGCGGACTGCCCCAAACGAGCCTACCTTTTGGACCAGAGCTCCCATGATGAATACGGCGATATGCGACATAAGGATCAAAAGCCCTAGTGCCAAGTCGAATTCGCCGCTGGAACTCAAGTGCACGAGATAAAGCATCGCGCACATCACAGAAGAAAGGAGCGCCAGCAGACTTGTCATAATGAAGGACCGAATCCACCACCTTGTTGACATCCAAAGGTGGGTACCTTCTCGATCCACCACCCGCAATACTGAACGTTGCAGCTTTCGCGCGTTCATAAACCACGGGGTCTGCCCCAACACCTCCACCTCGCACGTTACGCTGAGCTCGACTATCGGAGAGATAAGCTCGCCCTCCGCCCAACTCAACAAAATCAAACGGTGTAGGTCGGGATCCGGCATTTCTGCTGGATTGACTGACGGTTCCAGATTTGGTACTGGAACTGGCTCCTGAAGGTTCCTCCTGGCTCGAGGATCCTTCACGGGATCCTGTTCTACCTTTCTCGGTACGTTGAAACTTTGTTGCAAGGGAGGCTGGAACTGTACTCCCAAATCTTGAGAGCCCACGGACCAGCCATCTCGGGTCCCAGACACTTTTGTTATCCCTTTCTGGGTCGAGAGAGTAGTCTACTGCAAACTCACCAAACAATGCCCAATCTACCATCGGTGAATCAACGTAGGCACTCCCATGCCTGAGGGCATCTCGTGCACGAGCAGTGCATCGATATTGACCGACGTACTCTACGTCAAGCCGCTCGGACATGAGCCCCTCCTCTCATTAATAGGGTGTGTCGCTCTACAAGTGGAATAGCCACCCAACTACTAACCACTTGGTGGGTTCTCAGCCCAGGTCTA